CTGTTGTATAGGAAGTTGTAAGACCGTTAGCGTGGCTACTGTCTACATGTGTAGTGAACGATAGTTCACATGTGTAGATGTGTATGTGTAAGAAAGAACTACCTCACCCGTAGGTGAGGAGTTCATTGGCTTACTTCAGGTCAATCGTTAGACCGCTTGCCTTCAACTCTACGAGTCGTGCATCAACCGCTGCCTTGGCAGTGGCATACGTCATATCATCGTTAAGCTTATTGATCTCTGCGAAATGGGTAGCCTTCTGAAGTACAACTTCAGACATACGCTCACCTGCCTCAGCAAAGTTACCGACCATCATCAATGATGAGGTGACTGCACCGAGACCAGCGCTCACTGCCATACCGAATGTAGCTGGTGCTTTAGTTACTTGTGACATGGTATTACTCCTAGGATTAAGACACAAAGGTATGTCTCACTACTACTCCGAAGGAGAAAGAACAACACATCCCTTAATGGGATGTGATGGCGATTATGTAAGAAGGTACAGGGTTATACACGTATGACGGTGAATACTCTTGTAACGCCATAGCGATACAGATACCAATTGCAATACCGATAGGGTAGCGACCTACGTTACGTAATGACATGATGAATACTCCAGTAAGATTCATTCATATACCGAAGGTAACAATCCTTTTCTCAGCGACTCTCACCGGGGGGTTAGTTGATGAATTATCAGCTAGGAGAGAGACCCCTACATACTTACCAAGATTTCATTTCACTAGAAAGTTTCAAGAAATTTACCCCTATCGTTTTCTTCCCTATAAAATTAATAATAGTAATTACTTAAACTTTTAAGATAAGCTAATAGCTAGTTTGTACTTAGAGGTTACTTATATGGTTCCAATGACAGTAGATGATCTTAAGGCAATCATGCCATCACAGATGACTAAGCCAGTGAGTCAGGAGTTAGTTGATTGTGTTAATGATGCTTTAATTGATCCAGAGTTCTATCAGCACTATCGGGATAACTTAATTAGTTATACGTCTGTGATTAAGGATGGGAGGTTTAAGATTGCTGACTACATTCATGCGGTTAAGTATGTTAGTTATAAGCTGCTTGGGAATACTAACTTTGAGGCTTATATTAAAACTTTCCCTGATCGTTACCAACAGCATCTTGCCAATGGGGTTAGCACTAATAATATACATGCTTATGTCAGTATGTATAACAAGACTAAGTTAGTTAACCTTGTATTTGCTCAGACGATTGTTCCTGTTCATGTAATGAATATGGATATGTATCAAGGTGCATTGAATGAACAGTTTAGATTAGCTATGAATGCTAATTCGGAGAAGGTTAGAAGTGACGCTTGTAATAGTATTATGAATCAGTTAAGACCTCCTGAAGTATCGAAGGTAGAGATTGATATTACCCATAAGCAGGATAGTGTTATTGGTCAGTTGAGGGATGCTACTGCTGCATTGGTAGCTAGTCAGAGAGATCAGATTAGATCAGGGCAGATGGATGCTAAGGGTATTGCTGAGAGTAAAGTCATTCAAGGGGAGAGCAGAGAAGTATGATTATATTACTGGTTCTAGGTCTTTGTTTACTGGTTTGCTGTTTAGCCGTAGGCTGGTTGTATTGGTTCTTTATTGGTACTGAACCAGCGGAGGAAAGTATTGATGTAGGTGATTACTATTGGGTTAAGTCACAACCTTTCTATGGGGAAGTTGTACAGGTAATTGAGGTAGATAATAAGGATTACCCTGATGGTGTTAAGTGTAAGGGGCACTCAAAGGATAGTAATAGGGTAGTAGAAGTATGGCTCAATAAAGAGTTACTTCAGCCTTTAGATGAACTATGGGATAAGCCTCATGAGTGAGATTACAGTTAAGACAGTTGATGAGTGGTTAGATGGGGTTAGCTATACAGTTGATCCTTACTATGTACCAAGTGACTTTGCGTTAGAGTTTGTGAACTTTATTAAGTTAGTTAATGGGGGAAAAGGAGAAGAGAACAAGACACCCGTACTCCACTTGAAGATGTTGGATCAGATAGGTGAGATTAGTAAGAAGGATATTAGTATTCGTATTGCTAATATGATTCATAGGGGGAGTGGGAAAACGACCGTTATGGGTGAGTACTTGTTCTTGTATCTGGCTATCCATAGATCTTTACCTAACTTTGGTGAGATTGTCTTTGCCCTTTATGTAAGTGACTCTATTGATAATGGTGTTAAGAAGATGAGGAAGAACTTAGAGTTTCGTTGGGAGAACTCAGAGTTTCTTCAGCAGTATATCCCTGAGATTAAGTTCACTGATATTAGATGGGAGTTTACTAATATTGAGGGTAAGAAGTTTATTGTCAGTGGGTACGGAGCTAAGACAGGAGTACGCGGTACTAAGGAGTTAGGTACTCGTCCTAATCTAGCTATCTTGGATGACTTGGTTTCAGATGAAGATGCTAGGTCAGAGACAGTGATTGCCTCTATCAAGGATACCGTTAGTAAGGCAATTCAGTATGCATTGCATCCTAAGAAGCAATTGATCATATGGAGTGGTACGCCTTATAACTCTAATGATCCTTTGTATATGGCAGTTGAGAGTGGTGCTTGGAAGGTTAACGTCTACCCTGTATGTGAACAGTTTCCCTGTGATCGGGAAGACTTTAAGGGGTCATGGGAAGATCGTTTTAGTTATGATTATGTGAAGATCCAGTATGACAATGCTGTACTTGAAGGGAGGGTTGCATCCTTTCAACAGGAGATGATGCTGCGGATTATGAGTGATGAAGATCGTCTTATTCTTGATAGTGATATCCGGTGGTATCGTCATGACAATGTATTGAAGAACAAGTCTCTCTTTAATTTCTATATCACTACTGACTATGCTACTTCTGAGAAACAGTCCTCAGACTATTCGGTTACTAGTGTGTGGGCAGTGAACAATGTAGGTGATTGGTTCTGGGTAGATGGTTCAGTGAAGAAGTGTTTAATGGATAAGAACATTGATGATCTGTTTAGATTTGCTCAGATGTACAAACCAATGAGTGTTGGTATTGAAGTGACAGGACAACAAGCAGGATTCATTCCCTGGATCATGGATCAAATGATGAGGAAGAATATCTACTTTTCATTGGCTACTAAGGATAACTCTAATAGACCTGGTATACGTCCTAACACTAACAAGATGCAACGATTCAATGTGGTTGTTCCTTGGTTCAAGGCTGGAAAGATCTACTTCCCTAACGAGAAGAAACAGAGTCCTGAGATCCAAGAGGCATTAGCTGAGTTACGTTTGGTTAGTGCAGGAGGATTCAAGTCTAAGCATGATGACTTCATTGATACTATTTCTATGTTGGCTGCATTGCAGGTATGGTTACCTTCAGATGATGCAGGTAGTGTGAGCCAAGGTAAAGATGGATTATGGGAAATAGATGACTTGGATGATAATACAGGTTATCAATCTAGCTATGTAGTTTAGGAGTTGTTATGACACTATCAGATGTATTTGATCAACTGGCTTATGGCGAGTTCAGTAAGATCTTTCTAGGGGAAAGTGGTGCTATTCCTCAAGCCAGTTGGAATAGGATTATTGCTCATATTAATCTTGGTTTGACTGAATTGTATAAGAGGTTTGACCTTAAACAGGTAGAGTTACCTGTTGAAGTGTTAGCAGGTACTCTTGATTATGATCTTAAAGAGGGGGGTGATTTCATTGAGATCTTACATGTATTCAATAGTGATAATGTAGAGATTCCACTGAATAATCGGGTTACTGCTATCAATAAGGAGTGGGGTGCTGCACAGGCTGTTGTAGATCGTGTACATACCAATGTACCTAGTGTACTTAGTGTGAACCCACAGATGCTTCCACAGGTACTTACAGTAGTGTACAAGGCTGGACACGTACCTATCCCTAAGATTGCTGATGCTGATCTAGATGGGTTTGATTTGACAGGTGTACAAATTGATTTACCTGTTACGTACCTTGAAGCACTACTGTACTTTGTTGCGTCTAGGATCTTTAATCCAATGGATCTAAGTAATGTAGTAGGCAGACAGCCATTTCATTCAGGTAATAACTATTACTCTAAGTATGAGGCAGCATGTGCTCAATTGATGACTAAAGGACTGGATATCAGTGAGAAGCTAGATACTGGTTTATTTCAAAGGAAAGGTTTTATCTAAGCAAAAAGAAGCCCCAGTCCTTTGGAAGGTTGGGGCTTTTAAATGTAAGGTAGGCATTCCACCTATTCGACTAGATACTGCTAGTTACAGAGATGGGAACACCTCCTAGGAGTAAACATCTTAGGTCGATAGTAAATAAACCAGTATTACTAAGCAAGTCTTTTAGCTAATCTTTATTTAATTTTGTATGATTGTGGCTGTCAACATAGGATGCTCCTAATGAATGAATTGAATCAACCAGATGATGATGTGAAACCTAACATCAGTAAGCCAATGCTTAAGAAGCTTACTAAGTGGAGTAATGAACCAACTCTTGCTGAATTGAAGTTGGATCTAGAAGAGTGCAGAACTACTCAATCCAGTCATACAAAGAACTTGGATACTTGGTCTGACAATATGAATGCGACTGGTAGTGCCTCTATTAAGTCAGGAGAAGGGCGATCTAAGTTAGTACCTAGATTGATCCGTAAGCAGGCTGAATGGCGCTATCCTGCATTGAGTGAGCCATTCCTTTCTTCTTCTAAGTTGTTTGATATCTCTCCTGTTACATGGGAAGACAAGAAAGCTGCTGAACAGAATATGCTTGTTCTCAATAATCAGTTCGATACTAAGTTAGATAAGACTGCTCTCATTGATGAGTACGTCCGTACTGCTGTGGATGAGGGTACAGTTATTCTTCGTACTGGTTGGTGTTTTGAAGAGGGTAAAGTTGAAGAGGAAGTTCCTATTTATGAGGCTGTAGTAGATCCTACTGTGGAACAAGAGTTAGCTCCTTACGCTCAGATGATGCAAGAAGCACCCGATGAGTTTGCTCAATTACCTGAAGAGGTACGAATGAGTGTCCAGTTGTCTATGCAGAACCAGCAACCGATACGTGTATCAGTTACAGGTACTAAGATGGAAACTATAACTAAGACTATAAAGAATCATCCTACTGTTGAAGTTTGTGACTCACGTAATGTATACATTGACCCCACTTGTCTTGGTAACTTGGATAAGGCAAGCTTTGTTATATACGCATTTGAAACCTCGCTGTCAGAGCTTAAACGCTATGGCAAATACAAAAACCTGGAGAACATCAATGTCCAATCTACAGCCCCACTCACAACACCTGGATTCTCAACTGAATCACAAGAACAAAGTTCATTCAGGTTCGCAGATGAACCAAGGAAGAAACTGGTCGCTCACGAGTATTGGGGATTTAGGGATATTGATGGTTCTGGTGTTACTCGCTCTATTGTCGCTACTTGGGTAGGTGATGTATTAATTAGATTAGAAGAGAATCCGTATCCAGATAAGAAGTTACCCTTCGTAGTGGTTCAATACTTACCTGTACGTAAGTCTATCTATGGTGAGCCAGATGGTTCCCTGTTAGAAGACAATCAACGTATTCAGGGTGCGGTAATGCGAGGCATGATTGATCTTATGGGTCGTAGTGCCAATGCACAGACAGGTATGAGTAAAGGTCTCTTGGATGCTACGAATAAACGTAAATATATTCGTGGTGAGGATTATGAGTTCAATCCTAATACAGATCCAAGGGCACATATCCATCAACATGTATTCCCTGAGATCCCTCAGTCTGCTCCTTTCTTATTGAGTATGATGAACAATGAAGCGGAGTCTCTTACAGGTGTTAAAGCGTTCTCTAGTGGGATTACAGGACAATCTCTGGGTAACAGTAGTACTAGTGCTGCTGGTGTGCGCGGTGCTCTGGATGCTGCTAGTAAGCGTGAGATGGGCATTCTTCGTCGTCTGGCTAATGGAATTATTCAAGTAGGACGTAAGTTCACTGCAATGAATGCAGAGTTTCTGGAAGAAGAAGAAGTCATCCGAATTACTAATGAACAATTCGTTCCAGTAAAACGAGATGACCTTGCAGGTAACTTCGATCTGAAACTGAGTATTTCTACTGCAGAGGATGATGAAGCTAAAGCTAAAGAATTGGCATTCATGCTACAGACTATGGGTAATAACATGGATCCAGGTATGTCTAGTATGGTTCTAGCTGATATCGCTAAGTTACGTAAGATGCCTGAACTGGCTCATGCTATTAGTAACTTCAAGCCACAACCTGATCCTGCTGCTGAAGCCATGAAGCAAGCTCAATTAGAGTACCAACAAGCTCAGACTGAACTACTACGTGCTCAGGCTGCTGAAGCTATGTCTAAGGCTAGTATCCACCAAGCTAAGATTCCTGTTGAACAAGCTCGTGCTGCTGATATCCAGAGCCGTGCTGACAACAATAATCTTAAGTTTATGGATGATATGTCTGGTACTACGCATACTCGTAATATGGAAAAGGAGCAACAAAAAGCGGATAGTCAGATTGCTACTAAGGTATTAGATCAGGAACATGATGCTGATATGGTTAAGAACAAACATAACAGTGATGTCCTTAAACTACGTGCTACTGCTGATTTAGCGCCACAACCTAGTGCAAATCCTACTTAATTACTTTAAAGGAATAACGTAACCTATAAGGGGTAGCTTGCTACCCTATTATTTTAACCAGAGGAAGCAGTGATGTCTGATGTAGTAGCCATTGAAGCTGAGATCACTTTAGCTAAGACTGACTTAAGTAAAGCTAAAGCATTAAGTCGTTTACTTATGAACAAAGACTTCAAAGAAGTAATCAGTATTGGTTATCTAGAGAAAGAGGTATTAAATCTAGTTAAGTCTAAATCTGGTTTACTTACCCCTGAAGGCAATGAACATATCAATAAACGTATTGATGCAATTAGTTTCTTCATGAAGTACTTACAGAATATCGAACTCAATGGTTCTAGTGCAGAAGTATTTATTGCTGAAAGCGAAGATCTATTAGATCAAATCCAAGGAGAAGAACCGAATGAGTGAACAAGAATCTATCCAGCAAGATAAGGTAACTAGTGTACTAGACCTATCCGATGAAGAGATAGCAAACCTTGATCCATCACAGTTTGAAGCAACTACCCCTGCAGTCCAAGCCGAAGAGGAAGTCGAAGTACCGACCGAGGAGGACGTTAGTCCGACGACCGAGAGTACTGTAGACGACGATGAAGGCGAGGAAGTAGTAATCCCTAAGCAACAAGATGAGACTCCTACTGACAATGAATCAGTAGAGGAAACTAAGACTGAAGACACAGACTATAAAGCTTTCTATGATCAGGTAACTGCTCAGTTCAAGGCTAATGGTTCTAACCTACAGTTTAAGGATCCTTCTGAGATTATCTCTCTAATGCAGATGGGGGCTAACTACAATAAGAAGATGGCAGAGTTCAAGGAACCTCGTCGTTATCTTAAGATGCTTCAGGACAATGGTTTACTCTCCGAGGACAAACTATCTTTCCTCATTGATGTTCACAAGAAAGACCCTAATGCTATTGCTAAGTTAGTTAAAGAAAGTGGGTTGGAAATGTATGATTTGGACTCTGAAGAGAAAGCCAATCAATACAAGACCAGTACCTATGCACCTACTTCTTCTGCTGTTGAGTTGGAGGATGTCCTATCTGAGTTACAGGATGCCCCTACATACACTCGATTAGTAGATATGGTAGGTAATAAGTTTGATGCGGTAAGTCGTGAACGTATTGCCTCTACTCCTTCAGCTTTACGTGATCTAAACAATCATATGGCTAATGGTACCTTTGATAAGATTATGGATATCGTTCAACGTGAACGTACTCTAGGTCGTTTAATGGTTCCAGATATTGAGGCATACGTACAGGTAGGTAATCATCTACATGCACAAGGCTTACTGAATCAACAAGCAGAGGTTAAAGTTGGTATCCCAGCTAAGGTAGACAACACTGGATTGAATGCTCGTAGACAAGCTGCATCAGCCCCACGAGTAGCTCCAGCAACTACAACTAAGCCATCTGATATCAACCCGTTATCTTTATCTGATGAAGAATTTGCAAAGGTTTCAAACTTACGTGTATAAAGCGTTTAACAACTTCTACTTAAAGGTGTAATGACTATGGCTGCTAAAGGTGCAACTTATAATGATCCTATCAATGGTAGTGACTCTACTATTGGTGGTCAGATCAATGTTCAGTACTACTGGAAAAAGGCTCTTATTGAAGCCCGTAAAGAACAGTACTTCTCTCAACTTGCTGATGTACAGACTATGCCGAAGAACTTCGGTAAGACTATTAAAGCATTCCACTACATGCCATTGCTTGATGATCAGAACTTGAATGATCAAGGTTTGGATGCTGCTGGTGCGGTGATCACTACTTCACAGTACTTCGCTCATTTGCCTGAGCTAGTTACTACTTATGCTGCTGAAGCAGATGCTACTGCTGCTGCTGGTGCTGTGAACGCCATTGAAGCTGGTGTAGCTGTTAAGACTGGTACAGTGACTCCTTGGACTGTAACGGTATCTAAGCTTGATTTGATCGGTGGTACTCTTGCTCAAGTAACTACTTTGGTTGGTGCTGTTAAAGGTGCTACTTACATCCAAGGTTCGGGTAATATCTATGGTTCTACTAAAGACGTAGGTATGATTGCAGGTAAGCTTCCATTGCTCTCTGAGACTGGTGGTCGTGTTAACCGTGTAGGCTTCACCCGTAAAGAGATCGAAGGTTCATTCCAGAAGTTTGGTTTCTTCCATGAATGGTCACAAGAATCAGTAGACTTTGATACTGATGCAGAACTCGAACAACACATCCAGAATGAGTTGGTTAATGGTGCTTCTGAAGTAACTGAAGATGCATTGCAGATCGACTTGTTGAACTCTGCTGGTGTTGTTAAGTTTGCTGGTGATGCAACTACTACTGCTACATTGAATGCTGGCGATATCGTTTCTTACTCTGACTTGATGCATCTCTCGATCCAGTTAGACAACAACCGTACACCTAAGAAAACTACCATCATCACTGGTTCACGTATGGTAGATACTCGTACCATTGATGCGGCTCGCTTCATGTTCATTGGTTCAGAACTGTTGCCTACATTGAAAGCTATGAAGGATTTGCATAACAACCCTGCATTCGTTCATACACATCAATATGGTGATGCAACTAAACCAATTACTGGTGAAGTAGGTTCGGTTGATCAGTTCCGTTTCGTTGTTGTACCTGAGATGATGAAGTGGGCTAATGCCGGTGCTCTTGCTGCAGATGCTACTTACTACGCTGGTGATAGCCGTTATGACGTGTTCCCGATGCTCTGTATTGGAGATGCATCATTTACTACTATTGGCTTCAATACTGATGGTAAGTCAGTGAAGTTCAAGACGTATACCAAGAAGCCAGGTGAAGCTACTGCAGATCGTAATGATCCGTATGGCGAGATGGGTTTCAGTTCAATCAAGTGGTACTACGGTTTCATGATCCTACGCCCAGAACGTATTGCTCTGATTAAGACTCTAGCCAAACTGTAATTAAGTAACTAAGATAGAGGGGAAGTTAAATCTTCCCCTCTTTTTATTGTCTAACTATTAAGGATTTACTCATGAGTGACCAACTAGAAACCCCTAATGAACGTGATTCACTAAAAGCCCGTGCTGATTTGATGGGTATCAAGTATCAACCAAATATCCCTACAGATAAGCTCAAAGAGTTGATTGCAGGTGGTTTAGGTGATGTAGATGTACGTGAGTACAGTGATTCAGAAGTACGTACACTGAAGCTAAACCAATTGAAAGCTGAAGCTACTAAGCTGATCCGTGTAAACATTACATGTTTCAACCCAGCTAAGAAAGATTGGCAAGGTGAGATCTTCACAGTAAGTAATTCTTCTATCCCTGTTATGCGTAAGTTTGTATTGTTTAATACACCTGATGGTTTCCATGTACCTCAGATGATTCTTGATGTAATGAAGGAACGTATGTTCCAACATTTCTCTATCAACAAACAACGTGGTGTTGATATCCCTAAGAAGACATACCAGAAAGAGTTTGGTATTGAATATCTCCCACAATTGACTGAACAAGAACTGAAAGAACTTGCTCGTGTTCAAGCTATGCGTTCAGCAAAGGACTAATCATTATGGGCGATACTATCCTACTGAAGACAGTAACGGTTGAACAACCTATCGACATCACAGACCTTACTGATACTACAGTAGGTGGTGTTGGTGTATTCGACCGTATGTTATGTACTATGAAAGCTCATCTAGACGTTGAGTATGATAAGGGGCGTATTACTGGCTCTGATTATGCAAACGTCTTCTTGGGTGCCTATCAATCAACTATGCAGCAATCAGCTTCCTTCCTCTTAGAGAAAGAAAAGCAGGCATATGAGCTAGATAAACTTAACTCCGATCGTGATCTAGTATTGGCTCAGATTAAACAGACTGATCAGCAGACTCTTCTTATTGAAGTTCAAACAGCTAATGCTGAATTGGAAGCCAGTAAGATTACTCAAGAGATCCAGCAGTTGGGTTCTGCTATTGGTTATACAGAAGCACAAACTCACATGCTTACTGTGCAAACTACGTATGAAGAGTTTAAGAATGCTTTCATTCAACCTAAAGAACTGGAGCAGATTACTCAGCAAATAGCTAACTTAACTAAACAGGGGTTACAACTTACTGCTCAGACTGCTATGGTTACTGAACAGACTGCCACTGTAGTTGCAGAACGTACTAATCGTTTACCTGTTGAGATTAGTCTACTTACTGCTCAAGCTGGTTTAGCTAATAAACAAGTAGATAAGATCACCTATGAGATTATCAATCAGTTACCACAACAGTTAGCTCTATTGACTGCACAGGTAGCAGTTGCTCAGGCTGAGATTCCACTTAAAGCTAAAGAACTAGATTTAGCTGTTGCTAATATTGCTGTTCAAAATAAACAGATTGATATGCTTACTGCACAGATTGCAGCACAAGAATCCCAATCCCTCTTATATGCCCAGAAGGTTGTTACTGAGAAGGCTCAGGTAGACAATACAGTAGTAGGTACAGATTCAGCTATTGATCAACAGAACAAACTTCTCAAGGCACAGCGTGATGGTTACCAACGTGATGCAGAACAGAAGGCTGCTAAGTTAATGATTGATACTTGGAACGTTCGTAAGAACGATGATACTGTTATTACAGATGCTAACTTTGTAAAC